CGGTTCTTCATCAACGTCAAACCCCAGATCGGCGTAGCTCAGCACATCAGGGATTGGCCCACACCGGCCTCGATGATGATCGTCCAGCGGTTCGCTCAGCGGGTGCCACGTTCCGTGCATCTCAATACAGCCTAAACATGTTCGATTGTCCAAAGCGCTACTCCACCACCAGCCCTTGACCACGTTTTGATTCTCCAGGTAGGTGCGCCGGCTGGCCTCCCGATAGGCGTTGAGCTGTAGGGTTCGCGTCCAGTTTATCGCCCAGTCCAGACCGCGCCCCGTCACCAATCTCAATTCGTTCGCCCATCGTTTCGGGTTGTAGCCCATCATCAGCGAGTGAGTGACCACGTCCTCGATCTGGCGACGCATCACCAGGTCGTATCCCTCCAGCCTATTCCACACAGGCGACCCAGGGGACAGAAACCCCATCGCCTCCTTGACCGCGCCCGTGTGCGGTGTCACCCATGACGCTCGCAGCCCGGCCCGAATGTCGGGAGGCAGACCGAATAGCGCCGCATCGGTGAGGGCCGTTGCCTCCTCTATGCCAATCTCCAGCGCCGCAAAGGTACCTGGTCCAACAATCCCCGGTAGACTCGCCGTGAACTGCATCATCTCAGCCTCACACACCCGCAGGAACGATTGATACCGCGCTTGCTGCATCAACCATCCGGGCGAGATGACCTGTCCAGCTGCACGAGCTACCTCGATGTCGGCGGTCAGAGCAACGAGGCTTTCGCGCATTCTGGCATGAGCCGCAGCATACGCCCGGACGAGCCGAGCGGTCGTCTCACGCTCCCGACGCAATAGCTGCCTTCTGAATTCAGCAGCCGCTGCCAACGCGTCAGGCAGAGCCATGCTTCTTCTTGCCCCTTATCGTACTTCGCACAACATCGATAATTATCCACCAGCCGATGAGCGCTGGGAATCCGACGAAGAACACGTTCACTATATCCCTGACCCTAAACACAATCTCGCGTTCCATTACGACTCGCCCCCTTGTTCGTCCTCTGATTGTCGTCCTGCTCGCTCAAATTGAGAAAGCAGCATCGAGCCCAGCGTCTCGCGCCGCCTGCTCTCCTCCTCTTGTAACTTGCGCAGGGACAGGATCTCGTCCTCCGAATACCCCATCTCTGACCAAATCCGCTCCTGCGGTACTCCCAGCCGCTGCTTGATCTCCAGACCCTCCAGGTGCAGCTTTTCGTTCCGAGTCTCTATGTCCTGCCACTGAGTCGAGATGATGCCTGGATCTACTGTCTGACGCCCAAACGCGGCCATCAACTTGAAGGCCATGTATAGCGCGTCCTCCCAGGAGTTGCCAAAATAGACCGACCTATTTCGTGCCTTCGCGACCAGACCGGTCTCCTGAGTTTTGAGAGATTCACCGCTCGGAGGTTCGCCGCTCAGTCCCTGGAAGTAGTACTGGGGGGTCTGACTGACCCCCGCAATCTCGATTACGAAGTCTTTGAGGATGCCCCGCAGACCAGTCATGTCGGATGCCTGCAAGACCCCAACAGACGCGTCAGGGTTGGTTGTCCAAAGCAGCGATCCCGGAGCTATTACAAAGCTCGAGGCGTCGAACCCAGTCGCGAATAGCATCTGAAAAGCTGTGGTGTCCGCCGCTGCCACGTAGTCGATGAGTGCCTTGTTGAGCGCGTCCTGGAGTGGTACCACATCGGCCAGCTCCGACAACCCGTAGCTATCCCCGATGTCTTGGTTACGGAAGTGCATCACCGGAACGCCAATCGGCAACCCCTGCGCGTCGACCCAGGGGATGATCCAGTCTTCACCGTCCTCATCGTAGGGGCGCCACTCGCCGCCCTCAATGTCGCTATCACAGATGTATCTCTCGACCCTGTTTGCGAAGTAGAAGTTTAGCCGCCGCCGCTTGCCCGATCTCTCGCCTGAGGTTGAAACCCAGCGCTTGGTCGCAAATAGGATCTCGGCGGTATCATCGTCATAGATGGCGTGTATACCAGAGGTTCCGTCTAGCGCTAGATGATGCGTGAAACGCGGTATCGCCTTGTCGTTGTCCCAACTGACTAGGATGTAGGTGTCGCCGTCACGGACACACGAACGATGAACGCGTGCCTGTACAGCGTCCATGCGGTTGACCTGCCACCAATTCGCTATGATCTCGTCCGCCGCTTTGTTCTCGGTCTGAAACCCCGACACTTCTAGCCTATCGGCCAGGGCATTGACGACCGTCCGGCTGTAGTTGTCGCAGAATTTCGCAGACTTGCCCAGCCCGAGGTACTGCCTCTGCCTCTCGGTCAACTGCGTCGGGTGATCACCGTCGTAGTATTGCCGGTAGGCCGTGTAGTTCTGCTGCTGCGCCTGCTGCTCCAGGGCCAGCCATGCCTTATACGACATCGCCACTACATCGACTTTGCTGACTAGCTCCATGTCAACCCCTTATGCGTATCGCCTTGATCCCGACGTGTACTCCGCCTCCAGCATCAACTCCGTGCCTGCCCATACCAGAGCATCGAGTCGGTTCGGCGACGGATCACCTGGCACCCATTGGCACATCTCGTCTTCCAGTTCTGCGAACACGCCTACATGGTGCGCCCTTCCCTGCTCGTAGAGCGCTGCTATCGGCTCTGCCCGGGTGCGCTTGCCCCGGCTGGCGTAGACTGCCTTGAAGACTACGTTCTTGTCAATTGTGCGTATGGTGAGCTCTACCATCTCGCCGCCGTTGTTGATCTCTGCAACGATCGCATCGGCCCGGTATTTGTGATAGGCCGTCACAGCAGCCCTCGCCCACGCGTCCGGCGATGCCCTCACGGACAGGTCCTCTAGTGTGTAGAGGTGCTGATCCATGCCGCGCCCTGCTACGATGATGCCTGCCTCGTCTGCGTCGTCGCCCCCTGTCAGGGAGGGGTCAATCGCCACTATCAGCTTGCGAAACTCCGGAGACTCCATGACGCGGTGGTCTTCGATGTCGCTACGCGCCCATAATGCGTCCGGGTTGTCCTCCAGGAGCTCGGCGTAAATCTCTTGCCGCCCCAACCGGGTGCCCTCATATTTCTGCAAGATGCGCGCCGCAAACGGCGGAGCTAGGTTGACGATGTTCTCGTATGTACTGCCGCCGGTCGCTACTGTGGTGCTTTCTTTCAGCAGCGCCTTTAGTACCTTGACCGGCTTCGGCGTGGTGGTCACTATGCAGCGGGGATCCATGCCTATCCTCAACCCCAACAGCAGCATGTCCCACGTTTCCGGATAGCGCCACGATGCCAGCTCGTCCGCCCAGGCTATGTCGTGCTGCGGGCCTCTCAGTTGCTCGGGTTTGTCTGCGCTGTAGGTCGTGGCCATTGCACCATTCGGCCAGGTCAGTCGCCTCTTGGACGGCTCCCACTTCGGCATGTTCCACGGCGGACAGATGCGTAGCATCCCGCTCTCACCCTCGACCATGACATCCCGAACGTCTGCGCCTGTTCTCGCTACCAACGCCGCACGACCGTATTGACCACCCTCCATAGCGTCACGAATCCACTCTGCGCCAGTGCGAGATTTGCCGAACCCGCGCCCCGCCAAGACAACCCAGACAGCCCACTCGCCAGGCGGCGCCTTCTGTGCGTCCCGGGCAAGATAGCCGTACCAGTCATACATCGCCCACGCTGCCTGCGCAGGAGTGATGACGCCACTCAGCCTATCCTCCCTGATCTGCGTCAGCAGACCTAGCGGCAATGAGGCGAGAGATGTGTTCGTCAAACTTGTCTGCGGCATCGTCTAGTCCTAGATCCACTTCACCTGAGTGCTCGATCCTCTCTGTGAATAGCTTGTGATGTTTGCCTATGAGGGCAAGTGCCGACTGCGCATCATGCAGTTCAACGCTCGAATGTTTGCCGACCGTGTGGCTGATCCGTTTGATCAGCTGGCCCTTGGCTTTCACAGCTACCCAGTTTATATTGCCGGTCTCCCCGACGAACTCCGAGATATCACCCCGCGCTTGCTCCCCGAGCCTGAGCAGCACTTCGTCCGCGGTCATTGCCAGCTCGTCAATACGTGACTTGATTGCGGCCTGGATTTCGACATTTTGCAACAACCGGCTACCCTGGCTACCAGGATGGGCATAGCCTGCCTTTTCTGCGGCCTTCGTCGCATTCCAGCACTCTAGGTATTCTTCCACGAAT